ATGCAGTAGAAGAATTAGGTGGATTTTATGTAATGATGAATACATCACTTGAAGGAACAGAAAGTTCAAACACAAGTGACTTCTCAGTTGCAAACGACTTTAGAAAAATTTGTTTAATAAGGGATCCGAATTCAGGTGGTTCAGCTGCCACATCAACTACACTCAGAGCTACACAAGCAGTAAATCTTTCAGGTGTTACTGGAACATTTACAGCTGACGAAGAAATCAACCAAGCAACCACAGGTGCAGTTGGTAAAGTTGTAGAATGGGATTCAGTAAACAATATTTTATATTATATTCAAACTAGACATACAGATGAAGGTATTGATAGTAACGGAAATCAAACAGCATTTAGTGGTACGAATGTAATTACAGGTCAATCATCTAGTGCTAACGGTACACCAACAACATCATCAAGCACAATTAACAGCCAAGTATTTACAAGTGGATATTCTAGTGCAGAAATTGACGCTGACTCTGGTGATATTCTTTACATTGAAAACAGAGCGCCTATCACAAGAGCTGCTGACCAAACAGAGAATATTAAACTGGTTATAGAATTTTAGGAGAGTTAAATGCCAAGTCCAACTGACTTTAACCTCTCACCTTACTATGATGACTTTAGCGAGTCTAAGAATTTTCATAGAATTCTTTTTAGACCGTCATTTGCAGTTCAGGCTCGAGAGTTAACACAATCACAGTCAATTCTACAAAATCAAGTAGAGAGAGTATCAGACCATCTTTTTGAAAAAGGTGCAATGGTTATTCCTGGCGAAATCGGTTATAATGTAAATTACTATGCCGTTAAATTAACTTCTTTTACAGATTCAGCTGCAGTTGGTGTTACACTATCAGATTTTGTTGGACTACAATTAACAGGTCAGACTTCAGGTGTTGTTGCAAAAGTAATCAATCAAGTAGCAACAGACGGTACTGACCCTAATACATTATTCGTACAATACGAAACTTCAGGTACAAATAATACTTCATCATCATTTACAGATGGTGAAACAATTTCAGTATCGACAACTTTACAGTCAACAACCACAACAGTTTCAGCAGTAGTAGATACTACAGCCACAGGTGCAGCTGCCTATGTTGCAGAGGGTGTTTATTATATCAACGGTTTTCATGTAGAAGTTGCTGAACAAACTCTAATCTTAGACAAATATACAAACACACCATCATACAGAGTTGGTTTATTAGTTACTGAATCTTTTGTAACACCAAATGATGATGGTAGTTTAAATGATAATGCACAAGGAACATCAAATCAAAATGCTCCAGGCGCTCACAGATTTAAAATTGCATTAACACTAACAAAGAAAACACTTACAGCCGTAGATGACGCAAACTTTGTAGAGTTGTTAAGACTAAATGCTGGTATTTTACAAAATCAAGTTAGAACAACTGACTATGCAGTATTAGAAGATACACTTGCTCGTAGAACATTTGATGAAAGTGGTGACTATGCAGTAAGAGATTTTGATTTAGATATTAGAGAACATTTAAAAACTGGTAATAACAGAGGTATTTACACTTCAGCTCTTGGTGGTTTAGAAACTAAACTTGCATTAGGATTAGGTGCTGGTAAAGCATATGTCAAAGGTTATGAAATTGAAACAATCGGCACTACATTTATTAATTTAAATAAGGCAAGAGATTTTGATACTCAGAATAACTTTACTACTAAATTTGATGTAGGTAACTTTGTTAATGTTACAAATATATTTGGTGCGCCAGATGTAGGTTTCGTATCAGGTTCTACAGAGGCATTTAAAAGAATTAACCTTTATGATACTTTAACAAGTTCAAGAGGTACAGAAAATGCAGGTTCAGGTGCTAGTATAACTTCAATTGGTCGTGCTAAGTCAAAAGGTTTTCAATATGTAACTGGTTCTGCTTCATCATTTACATTTGCTAGTTCATCTTTAACTAGTGCGATATACAGACATTACATGTTTGACATTAATATGTTCACTCATTTAAATGTTACTACAAACACAGCTTTTACAACAGGCGAAACTATAACAGGTAGCACTTCAAATGCTACAGGTACAGTAGAAAGTTTAACAGTCGCTAAAAGTGCCACAATTTCAGGTGCAACAGCAGCTAATCCTGTAGTTATTACAGCAACAGGTCACACTTATAAAGAAGGACAACAAGTTACTATTGCAAGTGTTGGTGGTATGACAGAATTAAATGGTAATGTTTATACAGTTAGAAATCCAGCAACAAACAGTTTTCAATTATATGAAACAAACGGTACAACTTCGGTTGATGGTTCAGGATTTACATCATATACTTCAGGTGGTACTGCTACACATGGTGTTGTAGTCTTATCAAGTACAAACGGTTCATTTGTTACAGGTGAAACAATTACTGGTGGCACATCAAGTAATACAGCTATTATTCAGGCAGACGCAGTTGGTCTAAAGGGTGTTAGACAATATGATTTTTCTGCTACTAAACAAATTGGTATGGCAGGCACACCAGCGTACACAGCTGATGTATCAAGAAGTTCGTCATACGGAGAAAGTTTACAGATTACAGGTAACATCACGGTTGCAAATAGTGGTACTGCTGTAACAGGTTTTGGTACTTTATTTAATACAGAATTAAAAATCGGAGATGAAATTACAATCTCTACAGACGCAGGTGGAACAGTAACTAGAATTGTAGAAGCCGTTATTTCAAATACTTCTTTGACATTAACAGCTGCTGTTGGCGGTTCAGATGTTTCAACTAAATCTGTTGCAACTAGAAACAGAGCTAAATTACAAGATTCTAATAAAAATGTATCTATATTTAAATTACCTAATGAAGCAGTTAAGACTTTAAAAACAACTACTAACTCAGGTATTACAGATACTAACTTTAAAGTAAGAAGACAATTTGTCAAACAGTTATCATCTGGTTCAGGTCAAATCTCAGCAGGTACAAATGAAACATTTGCTAGTTTATCTGAAGGAGATTATACTGTATCTATTAAAGCAATTGGCTCAGCTTCAGCTGGTGCTAACGGAAACATCCTTAGTTTAACAGGTAACAATGCTGATGGCGATGCTATATTCACACTATCAGGTTCACCAAACGGAAAAACACTTGACTTAGATTTTGGTACTGCTTATGCAGACGCAGAATTAAAAATTATTGCAACAGTAAATCGTTCAGTTGCAGGTTCTAAAACTAAAACATTAAATTCTAATTCTACTTTAGCAGTATCTACACAAGCGACTATCGAAAGTGGTGTTGTAGGTTTAGCAAAAGCAGATGTTTATAGAATTAATAGTATCTATATGGCACCAGATTTTAGCACAGCTGCTACTACAAGTCATACTGATATTACAAGTAGATTTGAATTGGACACAGGTCAAAGAGATAACTTCTATGACATAGGTAGAATTAAATTAAAAACTGGTGAATTAACACCAACAGGTAGATTACTTGTTAACTTTGATTACTTCTCACATGGTTCAGGAGATTACTTTGATGTTGACTCTTATTCAGGTGTTGTTGATTATGCAGATATTCCAGAATACAAATCAGATACAACAGGACAAACATTTCAATTAAGAGATTGTTTAGACTTTAGACCTAGAGTAGATGACGCAAGTACAATTAATTCAGGTGGACAAGATAGAAGTTTTGATGGAACAGGTGCTTCGACAGTAGATGTTGTTAAATTTGGTGATGATGTAACTACAGACTTTGAGTTTTACTTATCAAGAATTGATAAAGTATTCTTAGATAAAGATGGTGATTTTAAAGTTGTTGAAGGCGCTTCTTCATTAGACCCACAAGTTCCTAAAAATTTAGATGGTGCAATGCATATTTACACATTGTCACTAGCACCATATACACTTTCTACTGAAGAAATTGAAATAGAACAAATTGATAATCGAAGATATACAATGAGAGATATTGGTAGATTAGAAACTCGAATAGAAAATATTGAATACTATACTCAGTTATCTTTATTAGAAACACAGACACAACAATTACAAATACAAGACGCAGATGGTTTTGATAGATTTAAAAATGGATTTATCGTAGATAACTTTACTGGTCATGGTATTGGTGATGTTGGTA